GGTCCGTTAGCTCTAGGATCTGGATTGACTACTGGTGTTTGTAATATTGCAATTGGTCTTGCTGCTGCAGCATGTCAGAGTACTGGTAGTGATAATATTGCTATTGGGCAAGCAGCATTAACAGGTAGTTCTACTCCTGGTAATAATACTGGTAGTAATAATATTGCTATTGGTAAAGGTTCAGGATATAGCATTACAACTGCAAATAAAAATGTCTTCATAGGTGAGTGTTCTGGTTACTCTGCTACTACAAATGGTGACAATGTAATAATTGGTGCTTGTGCTGGTAAACTTGGAAATCCTTATATAAGTGTCCACATTGGAATGCAAGCAGGACAAGGTGTTGCTGGTTGTTCAAGTGCAGAAAACGTCTTTATTGGTTGTAAGTCTGGAATGGATATTCAGACTGGAAGTCTTAATGCATTCGTTGGAGGTACATCAGGATGTGATATTACCACTGGACATTGTAACGCTGTTCTTGGTGCGAAAGCCGCCATGACACTAAACACTGGTAGTCAGAATACCTTCTTAGGTTCATATGGTGGTAACAATGTTACTAGTGGATCATGTAACGTTGCCGTTGGTTTCAATGTTGATTTACCTTCAGCAACTGCTGATAAGCAAATGGCAGTTGGTATTGCTACCAGCAGATGGATTACAGGATATACTGACTTCTCAATTGGTGGTGTATTTAAGAACTACGCAGAAACATTTTCTGCAATGGGTAATACTGGTGGAACACCAACGATTGATTTGGCAGATGGTAACGTGTTTAGTGCAACATTGAATGATAATGCTACATTCACATTTACAATGGGATTAAATCTTCCTCAAACTGCTACATCATTTACTCTGATACTAACTAACGATAGTACTCCAAGTAGAACGATTAGTTGGCCTGCATCAGTTAAGTGGCCTAACAATAGCGTTCCTTCTAGAACAACTGCTGCAAGTAAGACTGATATCTGGTCATTTATGACTCCTGATGGTGGAGCTACATGGTACGGTAACATCGCTCTCTATAACTTCACATAGAGACTATATACCTCATATAGTATTTTTTGTTATTCTTTAAATATGAACGTACAACATGGTACTGGATATACAAATCCTCCTTCTTATATGAACAATATACAATATAGAGATTACATCGGGATATATGAAAATGTATATCCTGATGGTTATTGTAATCACATGATTGAAGAATTTGAAAGGTTGTCATGGGACGGTATAACAAATAACCGTCAAGAATCTGAAGGATGTGATAAGACTATGAAACAAGATGAGTTTCTTTTTTTAAATTATAAAAATCATACACCTACACCGTTTAATGGTGAAGGTGCTAAGGAAATATTTTGGAGAGGTCTTCAACAATGTTATGATCATTATTCAAATCAGTATGATGTTTTAAAACAATTGAATACTACATGTACTAATATGAAAGTACAAAAAACAAAACCTGGTGAAGGATATCATGTTTGGCATTGTGAGCAAGGAGCAGAGGACGGTGAAAGAAGAATAGTTACTTATGCTTTGTATTTGAATACGATAACTGAAGCAGGAGAAACTGAATATCTATATCAAAAGATGAGAGTTCAACCTAGAGAAAATGTAATGGTATTGTGGCCTGCTAGTTACACTCATCCTCATCGTGGTAATGTTGTGTATGGAGATAAGGCAAAATATATAATAACAGGATGGTTTTATCTTGAATAATTATAAATAAACTTATAGGAAATTAATAAGAAATGGCTGTAGGTACCCGAAAAATATTTTCTCCTTCCTATATGGAACCAGGAGATTCCGTAACCTTTAATAATCCAGGTACTTTTGTAGCCCCTAATAGATTAAGGAACCTTACTGTAACAGGTAGAGGTGGTACTGGTAATCCAGGAAACCCAGGAAATGCTGGTACTGCAGGAACAGCAGGAAACCCAGGAAATGCTGGTACTGGTGGTAACCCAGGTAGTGGTGGACAAGCAGGTAATTCAGGTAATCCAGGAACTAATGGTACAGGTGGTACTGCTAACCCAGGTAATGATGGTACCAATGGTACTGCAGGATCAGCAGGTAATTCAGGTAATCCAGGACATAACGGACCGAGAGGAAATAAAGGAAACGCAGGAAACCCAGGAAATGCTGGTACCGCAGGTAATGGTGGAACAGCAGGAAACCCAGGTAATGATGGTGTAGGAGGTACTGCAGGAACAGCAGGAAATCCAGGCAACTCAGGTGGTAATGGACCACGTGGTAATGCAGGAAACCCAGGAAATGCTGGTACTGCAGGAACAGGTGGAACAGCAGGAAACCCAGGTAATGATGGCAACCCAGGCAACCCAGGTAATTCAGGAACTAATGGTGCAGGTGGTTCAGCAGGAAATCCAGGCAACGCAGGTGTAGCAGGTACTGGTGGTAGTGCAGGAAACTCAGGAAACCCTGGTGGTAATGGTAGTGCAGGTAATGGTAATCCAGGAAACTCTGGTGGTAATGGTTCCAAAGGTTACGGTGGTAATGGTGGTTCAGCAGGTAATAGTGGTAACCCTGGTGGACAAGGTAACCCTGGTGCTGGAGGCGGCGGCGGCGGTGGCGGCGGCGGTGACGACAGTAATGGAAGTCCAGGAAGTTGGGGACAACCACACTATGGTGGAGGAGGTCCAGGTGCTGGTGGTGGTAGAGCACAACCAGGTGGTAGTGGACATACTGGTGCTGGATCTCATAGTGGTAGTCCAGGAACTTCAGGAACTGGTGCTACTGGAGGAAACCCAGGTAACCCAGGTAACCCAGGACATGGTGGCAATCCAGGAAATTATAATAATGGTAACTCAGGACATGGAGGTAATCCAGGTAATGGTGCTACTGGAGGAAACCCAGGACATGGTGGTACCTCAGGTAATGGTGGTGGTTCAGGTGGATATGGTTCTAATGGAAACCCAGGAAACAATGGCACCAATGGTACTGGAGGAACTGGTGCTACTGGAGGAAACCCAGGTAGTAGTGGTAACCCAGGAACTGGTGCTAATCCAGGTAACCCAGGACATGGTGGTAACCCAGGAACTGGTGCTGGTACAGGTGGTAGTGCTTCACCAGGTAACCCAGGAAATGGTGCTAATGAAGGTAATGCTGGTTCTAGTGGTAATAATGGTAGTGGACATAATCCAGGCAACTCAGGTAATCCTGGAGCAGCAGGTAACCCAGGAACAGGAGCAACTTCAGGAGGAACAGGAGCAGCAGGTAACCCAGGTAATGCCAATCCAGGTGGTGCTGGATCTGATGGCAATCCAGGAACTGGTGCTACTGAAGGTACTGCAGGTACTGGTGGTTCAGCAGGTAATCCAGGAACAGGAGCTAATCCAGGAACATCAGGTAACACAGGCAATTCAGGTAACACAGGCAATCCATCATCAGTATTTGGATTAACATTCTCTGGTGGAACTGGTGGTACTGCTGGTACTGCTGGTAATGGTAATCCAGGTAATAATGGTACTGGTGGTGTTGGTGGTGTTGGTAACCCAGGTAATGATGGTACCAATGGTGCTGCAGGAACAGCAGGAAACCCAGGAAATGCTGGTACTGCAGGAACAGGTGGAACAGCAGGAAACTCAGGTAACCCAGGAAATAATGGTACTGCAGGAACAGCAGGAAATGCAGGTAACCCAGGTAATCCAGGAACTAGTGGTACTGGTGGTAATGCTAACCCAGGTAATGACGGTACTAATGGTACTGGAGGTAGTGCTACTGCAGGTAATCCAGGAAATGTAGGTACTGGTGGAAGTGCAGGTAATGCAGGAAATCCAGGAAATAATGGTACTGGAGGTACTGGTAATCCAGGAAACTCTGGTGGCAATGGTTCTGCAGGTACTAGAGGTCATGCAGGTACTGGTGGAACAGCAGGTAACCAAGGAAATTCAGGACATGCAGGTACTGGAGGTAATGGTAATCCAGGAAACTCTGGTGGTAATGGTTCAGGTGGTGGTGCAGGAAACCCAGGAAATGCTGGTACCGCAGGAACAGGTGGTGGTGCAGGTAATGCAGGAAATCCAGGAAATCCTGGTACCTCAGGTGGTAATGGTGGTGGTGGACATGGTGGACATGGATCTCCTTCTGGAGGAGGAGGTGGTGGTGGTGCTGGTTGGCCAGGCAGTAGTAGTGGTGGTTCAGGTTCCTCATATGGTGGTGCAAGAAGTGGTGGTCCAGGTGGACATAGAGGACATGGGCCTCCATCAGGTAATGGTGGTAATGGTGGTCCAGGTGGTAGTGGACAGACTGGAACTTCAGGTAACCCAGGTCATTCAGGATCCTCAGGTAACCCAGGAAATAATGGAAGTGGTGCCACTGGAGGAAACCCAGGACATAGTGGTAACCCAGGTAATGGTGCTGGTAATGGCAACCCAGGACATGGTGGTAATCCAGGTAATGCCAACAATGGTAATTCTGGTGGTTCAGGTAACCCAGGAAATGGTGCCAATCCAGGCAACTCAGGTAATTCTGGTAACGAAGGTACTTCAGGACATGGTGGTAACCCAGGTAATGCTAACCCAGGTAATGCTGGTAATAATGGTAACTATGGAACTGGTGCTACTGGAGGAAATCCAGGATCAGCAGGTAACCCAGGACATAGTGGTGAAGGAAATGCTGGTTCTAATGGTAACCCAGGTAATGCTAACCCAGGTAATTCTGGTAGTGCAGGAAATAATGGTAACCCAGGAACAGGAGCAACATCAGCAACATCAGGTTCAGCAGGTAACCCAGGAACTGGTGCTGGTGAAGGAAATGCTAGTACTAATGGTAACCCAGGTAGTGGTGCAGGTAGCGGTGGTGCTGGAGCAGATGGCAATCCAGGATCTTATCAGACACCAAACCCAGGAAATGCTGGTGCTGCAGGAAATGCCAATCCAGGAGGTGCAGGTGGTTCGGGAAGTAATGCAGGTGCAAGTAACTTAGCATCATTAATAACAGGTGGTACTTCTTATCCAGTTGTAGTTCCTAGTGGTGGATATATTACTATCACGTATGAAACGCAGTAAGATATAGGTTGTTTTAAAACAGCCTATATAGCAATGAATTAATTATTTTTCGCAATGCCTAGACAACCTAAAGAATCGAAGCTCCGTCAATTGATTAATAATATGGCGGAAGAAAATGAATATAGAAATATGCAACAGAATAGAGATCGTGCTCGTTCTGTTACAGTAGGAACATGCAGTGGAGGTGTTTTAGAAATTCATATGAGGGGTGATTATCATTCCTCTTGGATGGCACTTACTCCAACTGAAGCACTTGAAATGGCAGAACAATTAGCATCTGCTTGTGGTGTAAAAATTGCAATGAGACCTAAGAATGATTTTAGTTCTTGGAGAGGATGGAATGCTGATAATATAGATACTGATAACAATCCATGGGCTCAACCAAGATTAGATGGGCAAAGAGAGGTTGCTCGACTTCCTTTTGAACCTAATAATCCTGAAAATCGGGAAAGAATTGAAGAGTTTATGGAGCAAAAGCAAGAAAATCTTGCTAATGATGCAGCTGATACAGTTGATGGTCACTTTATGTCAAAAACGCATAGTCAATATGCAAATGAAGTAAACAATGCAGCATCAGTAGCTCCTAAATTTGTTGAAGATACCTCAACTAAGGATACAACTAAAATACATGAATGGTTTGAAGATGCTGCTGATGAAATCACTGATGATACTATTTCAAGATTAGAAAGAGATAAAAAAAATAGGGATGAGTATCATGCAAAAGAAAAAGAACTCTTGAGAAAATCTTTTTTAGCTAGAGATAAAAAGAGAGCAGCAAAAGTAAAAGCAGAGGAAAAATCAAAATGACTAGAACAAATTTCTATGTTCATGTTAATACTGTGGATAAGAAAGTTTTTTCTCATCCAACAGAGGTACCAGAAAATTGGAGTAACATTCACGGTTTCTCCAATTTAACTGATACTGAAATATCTGATTTAACACCTTATAATCGTCCAAATGAAGCTTGGATTAAATTTGATTCAAGCTTCCCTGTAGATGATTATACTTATGATGATGATTGGTTGGATGGTGCAAAGGGAACTATCAAATTGGCATATAAAAAGCAGAGACAAGAAGCAATTAAGAAAGGTGTTTCATATAACAGCATAATATTTGATGCTGATTCAGATACACAAACTAATATTCTTATAAAAAAAGATTCATCTGCAACTTCTTTTAATTGGAAGTATAATAATACTTTCCATACATTAAGTAAGTCTGATATAACAGCAGTTCATAACGCTCTTGACGATTATATTCAGAAGTGTTATGATAAGGAAGCAACTTATGTTAGTCAGATAGAAGCTGTAACTACTAAGGCAGGTTTAAATTCATTTACTTTGGATGGTACGTGGCCGACTAACTCATATTAAATTGTAATTTTCTTTTTATATTATGGCATCACAATCATTATGGTATTATACTGGACTGCCTAATAAAGTTATAGATACGATTGAAGAGGATTTAGAATATAATTTTGATGGACAACTCCGTCAATCTATTGTGGGACATAATCCTAATGGGGATGAGAGTGATAGAAATTTTTTAGATAAACAGATAAGAAATGCAAAGAATGCTTGGATTCCAACTACTCATTGGGTTGGTGGATTCTGTTGGCACTATGTGACAAGAGCAAATAGAGAAAATTTTTGCTATGATTTGGAGCATATTGATCAAGAGTCTTTACAATATACAGTTTATGGTGATGGTGAATATTATGGATGGCATACTGATGCAGACTTAGATACTTTCTATACTCCAATGTCTAATTTTGGAGGAAATAAACAAACTGAAGATAGTCATAGAGATTATTTAATGAAAAATTGTGAGAAGGTAAGGAAACTTTCCTTTAGTTTAATTGTTTCAGACCCTGATACTTATCAAGGTGGAAACTTTGAAATTAAAGGTAATAATGGTAAAGTTTATCTTGCACCCAGACAGAGAGGAACAATAATTCTTTTTGATTCTAGAGCATTACATAGAGTTACGAAGGTGACAGGTGGTATTCGTAAGAGTATTGTAGGATGGACTGTAGGACCTCGCTGGAAATAATATGTCCGAATTAAAATTAAATCAAAAAGATATTGATGAACGTGAGTTTCTTTATACAGGAACTTCTATGACAGGACATGAAGATTTTGATAGAGATGGATATTTAGTTTTAAGAAATGCATGTAATCCAGAAGAATTTGCAAGTGAGCGTCCAGAAAAGACTGGTAAATATGTTTGGAATGATGATAATATAGATATTTTTGATTATCGAGAAGATGAAGGACAAGTACATCAATGCACATCAAGATATAATTATCCCCCTTATATTAAATTGCATAAGAAAGTGGGACGTATAGTTGAAAAGAGTATTGGTAGAAAACTTTATACTACTTATTTTCATGATCGTTATTATAGTACTGGACAAATTTTATGGAGTCATTTAGATCGTCCTGCTTGTGAAATATCAGTAACAATTCATCTTGAAAATAATATTAAAAACCCATGGCCTATATGGATTAAAACTCCTGATACTTATGACACTCCTAATCCTTTTACGAAAAAATATATTGTAAAGAAAGGTGAGGATCGTTCAATAATTTTAAATCCTGGTGATATTATGATATACAAAGGATGTGAGAGACCTCATTGGAGAAATCAATTACCTAAAGAGTATGTGAGACTATGGAATGTACAATATTCAGATGATGATGGAGATATGTCAAAAGATATTCCCAGTAATGCATATAATATTTCTCATGAGGGAAGAAAGGTAGAGAAGGAAGGATTGTATTATCATCAAGCATTCTTTCATTATGTTCTTGCTGATGGATACCGAGCACATTATGCATATGATAACTGTATAACTGATCATACAGTTACATTATATAATGCTGAATGGAATCAGCGATAAATAATTAAAATAATTAGTAATATTCTATAATGACTGGGCAACTAACTTATACTATTCCTGGATCTTATTCTTTTGTATGTCCTCCTGACGTTACTTCTGTTTCTGTGGTTTGTGTGGGTGGCGGTGGACAAAGTGGTAGTTCAAAAGGTACTGACTCTACAGGTGGTGGAGGAGGTGGATTAGGATATAAAAATAATATTACTGTCGTTCCTGGTAATACTTATCTTGTTGTTGTTGGTGAAGGTGGTAGATATGATGATTCTCATCTATCAGGAATAAGTGGAGGAGATAGTTATTTTATAAGTAATACTACAGTTGCTGGATTAGGTGGTAAGGGTGGTAATACTTATGGTAATGCAGGTGCTGGTGGTGGTTATGTAGGAGATGGTGGTGGTAATGGTGGTGCTGGAGGTGCTGCAAATAGTCTTCAAGGTGGAGGCGGTGGAGCAGGAGGATATTCTGGTAATGGTGGAGATGGATTAAGTTCTGCCTCTGGTAGTAGTGGTGCTGGTACTGGTGGTGCTGGTGGAGGAGGATATAAAGCAGGTGGAGGTGGTGTAGGAGTTTTAGGTATAGGAACTACAGGTGCTGCGTCTAGTTCTGGAAACATTGGAAAGGGTGGTTCTGGTGGTGCTGATTCAACAATTAAAAGTGAAACAGTTTCTTATATTAATAATGCTGGTGTGGCAACTGAAACAACTTTCATGTTAGCAAGAGGAATTGGTGGTGCATATGGTGGTGGAGGTGGTAGTTGTGTTCTTTATGGTGATGGTGCTGATGGTGCTGTTCGTATTATATGGCCTGGAGATTCTAGAGCATTTCCCTCTACAAATACTGGAGATGTTGGTATAGGAACAAGTACTGTAAATAGATTTGATATTGAAAATTATACTGCCGATCCTATGTTTATTAGAATAAAGGATGGTGAACCATTTCATCATCCGATGATTGAATATAATTTTAAATTATGTTTCCCTGAAGCAGTTAATGAGAGTGGTTATATAAGTGATTTTGATTTAGATACTTCCAAATATCAAAGATTTGAAAATCAGAATCGTCCACCATTAGATATTTACTGTAAAGATCAAACTTTTGAATATAAAAATTGTAATGAGTATGTTGGTTTAAATATAGATCAATCTGTTACTCCTAATGAATGTTCAGAAAATTCAATTGTTAAAGGAGTATCTAGTAAGGCAATTGGATTTGCTCAGACTGGTGCTAATGGAACTGAAATAAAAATCTCAAATACTACAGGAACATTTTGGAATGTTGAGCAGATTCAAATTACTACATCAGATGATACTACAATTACTAGAAATACTACTTCAGTTGGTATAGGAACTACTTCGTTTGAAGGACAGTTAGGTAGAATATGGAAAAATGAAGATGGTAGTGTAGGTTACTTAACTCCTCCTAGTTACTATAAGAAAGTATGGACTTACTCTGGAATGTCAGATGAAGAAAAAACTGCCAAGCAAAATAGTATTAAGTCTACTTGGAGTGTAGGATTAGGAACAGTATTAGGTTCTTGGACATTTGATGAATCTTTATGTGGATATGTTCCACCATTACCTGTTCCAGTACCTGCACCCGTAGGTGTTGTTACTGATGCTGCACTATATAATGATGATGGTGCTTATATAGGTGTAGGAACTGAACCTTTACGATTATTTGATAAGAATAATTATCGTTGGGATGAATCAGTATACCAAGGAGACAATACAAAGGGTTGGGTTACTGACTAATTAAAAAATCTAAATTATGACTAAACAATTTTATTTCATGGCAGGACTTCCACGTGCTGGAAGCACTCTTTTGTCTACATTATTAAATCAGAATCCAAGGTTTCATTCAGGACCATCAAGTCCTGTACTTGGTGCCATGTTTAATCTTCATGATAATTTTTTAAATAATGAATTATATGTAGGGTATCCAAAACCAGATCAAGCCAATGAGATAGTTGGTTCTGTTATCAAACATTGGTATAGTGATATAGAAGAGGAAGTTATCTTTGATAAGAACCGTGCATGGACGGCAAGGGTTCCTTTCATTGAGGGATATATTAAACAAGAAGCAAAGATTATAGTTCCTGTAAGAAGAGTGGATGAGATACTTGCATCTATGCTTGCTATGATTCATCGTAATCCTTTTCAGGAAGGACAACCAAGAATTAATTTTGTAGATGAGATATTAGTGAAGAGTAATATTCCAATCAATGATGAGAACCGTTGTACTCATCTTCTAAACCAAGGTGGTATTCTTTATGAGTCATTGAATGCTGCTAAGACGGGTGTAGATGAAGGACATGGTGACAAATTTCTCTTTGTGGACTATAATGATTTGATTAGGAATCCTCAAGAAGAATTGAATGATATCTATGAGTTCTTGGGTGAAGAACCATTTGAACATACGTTCGATGGTTTATCTAATCAACATAGGGAGAATGATTTAGAAACATATGGTTTAGATGATATGCATGAAGTTCATTCTAAGTTAGAAAAAACTTCTCCAGATCCATCTACAATTCTTCCAGATTCTATTATAGAACTTTATAATAACAATAAAAAAACCCTTGAATTTTGGGATGATAGTGGGGTTATAAACACTAGTCCAGTTATTAATCCGAACATTCCACCTAACACTCCAAAAAATAGCTACAATTTATTTGCACAATAGTTTTATATTATGTCTCAAAAAAAATATTCTCTGTTTCATTTACAAGGTGGGTTTGGAAAACACATTGCAGCGACAGCAGTAGCAAAATGTATAAAGAATAACTTCCCTAGTAGGGAGTTAATAGTAACTGGTGTTTGGACGGAAATATTTCAGAACCTTCCATTTGTTGATAGAGTATATCAACAGGGCAATACAAGTTATTATTATCAAACTTATGTAGAGAACATGGACTCATTAGTCTTTGCTAATGAACCATACTTTACTACTGATCATGTAAATAAAACATTACCTTTGGTGCAGACTTGGAGTAAGATGTATAATCTTGAGTACAGGGGTGAGATGCCTCAGATTACTTTTAATGCCCTTCAAAGAAAGATTGCAAAGGACTTCTGGCCTGGTAGAGCAAATGGTAAACCTATAATGGTTCTACAAACTAATGGTGGAATGTATAATGAACAGAGACCATACTTGTGGGCAAGAGATATGCCTGTAGCATTGGCACAAAAACTTGTAGATTATTATGCTGATGATTATCATATCTTTCAAATAACAAGACCAGCATGTGAAGTATTGGATGGGGTTGAAGCAATTAAAGATCCTATGGCTAACATGGAACTTGTAAGTATTCTTTTGAATAGTGAAAAGAGAATACTAATTGATAGTTGTATGCAACATGCTGCAGCAGCAATGAAGATGCCATCAGTTGTGTTATGGAATGGTACAAGCCCAGAAGTATTTGGGTGGGATATGCATACAAATATTAAGGCAAAGAAACCTGCTAAATGTAAGTTACCAAACAGTGTATTGTTTGACTTTGATTTTATTGGTGTGGAAGCAGAGTATCCATATGTGGATGAGGATGAAGAGATATTTGATTTTGATAAGATTGTAGAGGCAGTCGGTTAATCATGAATGTAATTGGACTTTATGGTGCGATTGGTTGGAATGTTGTAATCTCAGACAATCCTAAGTTACTCAAACAATCAGAAGATAGTTGGACACATGGTGCGAGTGTAACTCTTATCAAAGATGGTGAGCACTGTGTCAGTATCAGTGAAGAGAGATTGAGTAAGATAAAATATGATGGTAACTTTCCTAGAAAGTCTATTGAGTATTGTTTGTCTGCTGCGAACTTAGATAAGAATGATATTGATTTAGTCATTGTTCCATCAATGGCTAATCAAAATTTCTATAAGAATTATATCAATAAGACCATTGAGAAGAAGGTTAAAAGATATTTTCCAAAGGCAAAGGTAGAGATAGCATCACATCACTTGTGTCATGCCTATTCTTCTGTGTTCTCTTGTGATTATAATGAGGGTTCATTTATTACATTAGATAATGCTGGTTCCGTTTTATTTGATACTGTAGGAAATATATTTGCCTGTGAAAATCATTCATTTGGATACTTTAACAAGAAGAAAAATCTATTCAAATATTATCCTGGTATTCCACAGACAAATAATCTAGGAAACTATTATTGGTTGTGGGCATATCATATCTACGTGAATAAGATTGGTAAAGATATCAAACTCACAGATCCAAAGTATAGAGAAACTTTCTGTGGTAAGGTGATGGGACTCTCTGCCTATGGAAATATAAAAAACCTGAAGAAGGATTGGAGAACACATTTTGAAGGCATACCACAGATAGCATTAGAATCTTTACCAGGTAGAGATTTTAGTTATGGTAATCTATCACCAGAGAATAAGGCAAAGCAACTTCAATATAATTTTGAGAATGCAATGCTTGAATATATGAAAGAGTTAAAGGAGAAAGATTACATCAATGATAATCTATGCCTTGCTGGTGGAGTCTTTCTAAACATCCTTGCTAACTCTGTATTGCGTAAGAATAGGATAACAGAGAATATACATATCCCACCATTCCCAGACGATACAGGACTATCTTTCGGTGCTGCAGCATATGGTTTGTTTAAGAACAAAGAGCAGGTAAAACTGCCTCATAACATTTCATTATTTGGTAAGACATATAATGATGAAGAGATTGAAGAAGCACTGGGAGATACCAAGTATAAGAAGTATGATAACTTTGAGGAATTGTGTGAGGTTATTGCGAAATACCTAGCAGACAATAAGATTGTAGGATGGTTCCAGAACAGATCTGAGTTCGGTCCTAGAGCACTTGGTTCACGTTCTATTCTTATGAATCCTCAACCTAAGAAGAACAAGGACACTGTGAACTCACGAATTAAGCATAGGGAGGAGTGGAGACCCTTTGCTGGCATCATGTTAGAGGAACATCAGAAGGATTATTTTGTAGAGGATTATCCAAATGAGTATATGTTATACTCATTGGTTGTAAAACCTCATAGAAGGAAAGATATAGGTGCTATCACACATCAGGATGGTACATGTAGAATACAAACAGTTAATGAGGAACTACATCCAGAAGTAACTACACTTCTACAAAAATATAAAGAGGAAACAGGATGTCCTATTCTTCTTAATACATCTTTCAATGATAATGGACAACCCATTATTGAAACACCACAACACGCTATTGATACTTTTAAGAGTATAGATCTTGATTACCTAGTAATCGGAAATTACCTAGTATCTAAACTTATATAAATTATTATGACATATCAAAAAGTTATGAATTACACAGTTTTTTCTAAGGACGGTTGCCCATATTGTGAAAAAATTAAACAAGTATTGGAGTTGACAGGAAGTAAGTTTGTGGTGTATACTTTGGGAGAACAATTCGATAGAGATGCATTCTATGGTGAGTTTGGTGAAGGTTCTACTTTCCCTCAAGTTGTTGTAGATGGTAAGAAATTAGGAGGATGTACTGATACAATTCAATATCTTAAAGAAAATCAAGTAATTAAAACTTGAACTATATAAGATAATCCGAATGGAGGTAACAGATGACCATAGAAACAATATTAGTTCTAGTGTTACCCATATCCTTCTTGTTATTTTGTGCAGGATTATTGGGGGGTTGGATTGCCAGAGATTATATGATGAACTATCAGGAGATACCAAGACCACATCCTGAGATGTTTGATATAAATGGGAACTTAGTTCCTGACGAAATTGTTGCATTTAGATTTGAAAATTATGACGAAGACTACGACCAGGAAGAGTAAAACTATTAAGGTGAAGGCGAAGACTGCACCTAAACCTTTAGAGCAGTTGCCTAATAATCCATTTGCTTTTGAAGTTTTAGATTTAGTTTCTAGACAAAGAACTAAAGCTAAAAAGATAGAGGTATTGAGAACATATGCTGAACCATCTTTAAAGATTTTGTTTGTATGGAATTTTGATGAATCTGTAATTTCTATTCTTCCACCAGGACAAGTTCCTTATGCTGGATATGATGCTCAGAATACTTATAATGGTACTCTTTCTACAAAATTAAATCATGAAGTTCGTACCATGCATGAGAAAGGAGATTTTTCATTAGGGGTTAGTGATCAGCAAGGACATACTACTATTCGTAGGGAAGCAAAACATTTTTATCGTTTTTGTAAAGGTGGTAATGATGCTTTGAATGCCATTCGTCGTGAAACTATGTTCATTAATATTCTTGAAGGACTTCACCCATTAGAGGCAGAGATTGTTACTGCATGTAAGGATAAAAGACTTGGAGAAATTTATAAAGTAACTAAGGAAGTTGTTGCAGAAGCATATCCTGATATTAAATGGGGTAACAGATCATGACGGCAACTGCTGAGTTAAAGAAACCAGAAAAGAAGAAGATGTCTATTTGGACAAAAGAAGATAAGGATAATTTAAAATCCAAGTATGGTTCTGAAATACTTGTAGAGAATGGTTCATATGAAGATGTAACCACCACACAAGCACCCACTGATGCATATGTTATAAAGTATGTGCATGAAGATAAAATTTGTTTTGATTTAACCAGAGGAACAAAGATAAAGTTGTTTGATATGTACTGGGATAAGATAAAGGGTTCATTAAAGTCCATTGAGTATGGTAAAGGTATTATTAAACCAAACTTGTGGGGATATCAGTCACCTAAACCATCGAAGAAAAAAAGAAAGACTTAAAGTTGAACCCAGATTTTAAGAAAGATTATTGCCCTAATCTTTTTACTTGGAAAGAATTTGAATACCTTCTTAATATTCGTCCATTAATGACGGATAAGAGGGTTTTTATTCTTGATGATATACACAGGATATGGGGTAATTCTGCTTCATCTATAGATAAAAATTGTTATCCACCATCTTTACTTCAAGATTTGTTGGAAAAACATACTTGTTATTTTATAGACATGTCTAGGGCAACAGAGAAAATAAATAATTTTGCAAGAGACATTGAAAATAATTTTAAGAAACAATGTGATGCACATGTTTATGTTTGTCGTAATCCAAATATAAATCACCCGTTTGGTATACATTATGACTTAGTGCCTAATATTATTATTCAATGTGAAGGACAAACTAACTTTAAAGTTTGGGATAAACTAGAAAATGTTGCTGAGAAAATGGGACATGGTAAAATAAATATAGAAGTAACTGGTGAACCTTTATTAGATGTTATAATGAATCCAGGTGATGCTATATGGATACCTGAGCATTATCCTCATCATGCTATATCAATTACACCTAGATTATCTGTAAGTTTTCCTATTCAAATATATGAGAGTGATGATAGGGAAGACAGACACTGGTTTAGATTCGAAGGGTAAACCAAAATCGACTTTTAATTCCAAATATTGGGCAAAAAAATCTCCAGGTATTTTTTGCTCTGTAGGGTTTTTGTATCACATGTTACAGAACTACTTGACTATATAGTATATCTGTGTTAGTATTAACACAACGTTCATCTCCCGTATAGGAGACGCAAGTAAGCCGACTCGGAACGGATCGTTCATCTCATGGACATACTACTCGCTACTCTTTTAACTTGTGAAGAGGCGAAGGGAATTATCGATAAGATATCACCTTCGACTGAATATAGAACCGAATTGGTTCAAATGGTAAGAGATAGCACTCAAGGATGTTTATGGGACGCAAAAGCCGACTAAAGGAACGGATTAAAAACCCTACTACTTTGGAGTAAAGCCAATGGCAAAAGTCACTTACCGTGGAAACGAGTACGATACCGAGGAGTATCGTGCAATGCTCATAGCAGAGCATAACAAGAACAGAAACTTCGATCTAATGTATCGTGGTGTTAAAGTTTCTAAGAAACTTACTTCTGTTTAGTTCCACAGAACTAAATTAATAAAGAGCATCTATTGACAGATGCTCTTTTTTTATGTAAAATAGTTAAAAGTCTAATTGTTATGGAAAGGGACAAATTAAAGTTGATAGTCCGTAATATGGAACTATTAGTTGATGCACTTAAAGCAGAAATATATTCTGATGTTGAGGCATACAAGAATTCAAAGGCATTTGAACCTCCAACTGACTATGACGAACTCTACGATGATGACGATGGGTATCCAGACTAGTAGTAGATCAAAATTATTGCTAACTTTATTAAAAAGGTTACTTAAGCAAGATGTTCTTTATACTGATGAGGAATTAAGACGTATAAAGGCACAAATAAAAGTCGTAGAAGAAGAAATTGCGACTTCAAGAACAAAACAATCAAAAGGATTTGGTAAATGAATGTAAAACTAATTCGCATGTGGTCTGGTGAAGACGTAGTAGCAGATGTAGTCAAAGAAACTGATGATTCTGTCACTATTGTTAATCCAATTGTTGCTGTTCCTTCTGGACAGGAAAATATAGCATTTGCTCCTTGGTCTCCTATTATTAAAGGTAATAATACTGAGATTGAAGTCACTAAAAAATATGTTGTATATATTAGTGAAACTCAAGATGAAATCATTGAGCAATATAATCAAATGTATGCTCCTGTAGCAACCCCACCTAAGAAAAGACTTATCTTGTAATGACTGTAAAACTTGTTAGTGTTACTCCTGATGCGGAGCAACTTATGGCATATATTGCCAGAGTATCTAATCCAT